TGAACATGGACAGCTACAAGAAGCTGCGGGCCGAAAACGACGCCCGCTACCGCCAGATGAGCGAGCTGATCGAGAAGGCCAACCAGGCCGGTGGCGATCTCTCGGCCGATGACACCAAGACCTTCGACAGCCTCGACGCCGAGTACCGCCGCGTCCAGGGCGTGATCGAGAAGAACCACCAGCTGATGGCGCTGGCGGCGAAGGACCGCGAGACGGGTTTCGTGGATGTCGGCCCCGACGCCCCCGAGATGCGTCGCGCTCCCGCGGCTCGTGAGACCGCCCAGCGGGCCCCCCGCTTCGGCGACTTCCGCTGCAGCGACGAGTACGTCAAGGCCTACGAGACCTACCTCAAGCGCGGCGAGCACACCCCGGTGTCCGAGATGCGCGCCCTCAGCGAGGGCACGGCTGGCTCGGGCGACGTGCTGCCCCCGACCGAGTTCCACAACGAGCTCGCGAAGCGTCTGCAGAACATCGTCGCCCTGCGCAAGATCTCGCGCGTCCTGCCGCTCGGCAGCTGGAAGCGTGAGATCGCGTTCGAGACCGCTCTGCCGAACGCGGCATTCATCGCCGAAGGCAGCGCCCCGACCGAGAACACCGGCACGTTCGTCAATCGCGTCCTTCAGCCCCGCCGCCTGGCTGGTCTCAGCCTCGTCTCCAACGAGCTGATGGAAGACGCGCCCGCTCGTGGCCCCGGTTTCTCGATCGAGTCGATCCTCACGGAGCAGTTCGCCCGCAAGTTTGGTGAGGTCGAAGAGTCCGGGTTCCTGACTGGCAACAACACCGGCGCGAATCCCCGCGGCATCCTCACCTACACCACCGGCACGAACACCACCGTCAGCACGGGCGCGACGATGGGCGGCAACGTTGCCACCCCTGGTCTGACCCATGCGAACGTGATTGACTGGGTGTATTCGATCCCCCGCCAGTACCGCATGCACCCGAGCTGCGCGATCGTGACGAGCGACGCTGTGCTTGGCATGATCCGCAAGCTCGGCTCGGTCGGTGGCACGGTCAGCTACTTCTGGCAGCCCTCGGGCATGCTGGGAGAGCCGGATCGGATCATGGGGATCCCGGTCTACGCCAGCGCCTATGTCAACAGCATCGCCGCGGGCGCCGTCATCGGCATCGCTGGTGCGTTCGACTACTGCGTCATCGGAGAGCGCTCGGGCTACACCCTGAAGGTGCTGCGTGAGCGCTACGCGGATTCCAACCAGACGGGCTTCCTCGCCCAGAACCGCGTGGACATCACCCTGACCCAGACCGAGGCGTTCCGTTACCTCCTCGCTCCGGCCACCTGATCGGAAACATGACTGAAACCCACACCGCTCGGGGGGGAAACCCCCCGGGCGGATTTCAAAGATGCCGAAGGTCAAGGTCATCCAGGCGTATGCGGACACGCGCGACGTACATGCTGTCGGCGAGGTGTTGGACGTGGACGATCGCACCGCCACGGAACTGATCGCCACGGGCCTTGCCGAGCGCTACGAGGCCGAGCCCCGGGCGTGCGTCAAGCCTGACTGCTGCCGCGCCGTAAAGAAGGGAGCCAAGCCGTGACCGAGGGCCTGCGCACCAATCTCACCGACAACGGCGCCACCGCGGCCGTGGTGACTGCGGCTGAGTTCAAGACCCACGCCCGCATCTACCACACCCAGGACGATGCCTACATCGCCACGCTCATCCTGAGCGCCACCCAGGTGATCGAGGCCGAGACCCGCCGGGCTCTCATCAACCGCTCTTTTGCCTATCAGCTCGAAGGCTTCCCGGCGGATGGCGAGATCATCCTGCCTCGGTCGCCGCTGTCGAGCGTCACCAGCGTGACCTACACCGACACCGCAGGCGCCACGCAGACGCTGGCTTCAAGCGTCTACCACGTCTACAGCGTCAACGGCGTCGGCCGAGTGGTGCTGCGCACCGGGTCCAGTTGGCCGACCACCCTTGGCACAGGCGCCCTGGACGTGACGGTGAACTTCGTGGCCGGGTACGGCGCCACTGCGGCCAGCGTGCCGGTGGCTCTTGACCACGCCGTGCTCCTGCAGGCGACGCACATGTACGAGAACCGCACGGCGGTCGGACCGGCGCAGCTCCACGAGATCCCGCGAACCGTCGAGCGCCTGATCGTGCAGTACCACTCGGGGGACTATCAGTGAACCCGGGCTACATGCGAACGCCGCTGGAGGTGATGACGCCCACCGAGTCGACGGACGCCTACGGGCAGTCCACGAGCACCTATGCCGTGGTCGCGACCGTCTTCGCTGCCGTGAACGAGGCGAGCGCAGACGAGAAGATGAACCACCGCCAGATGAATCAGGTGATCACCCACCGTATTCGCGCCAGGTGGCACCCGGACATCACGCACAAGTGCCGCCTGCGCACCGTCGCAAACACGGCTGGCATGTCCGTCACCTCCTGGGACGTGGTGAGCGTGATCAACTGGCAAGAACGCCGCGAGTACATGGACATCGTCTGCAGGCAGGTGATCGCATGATGTCCTTCAAGGCGAACATCGATGGCGTCGATGCGATCGTCAAGCAGCTGCAGGAGATGAAGCCCAAGGCGCTGCACAAGACGCTGAAGGATCTGCAGGTCAAGGCTGTCGAGCCGATCCACAATCGTCTGCTCGTGCTCATCTACAACATCGTCGGCAAGCACGACAACGAAACGCCAGAGCGAGCGCTCCAGCACCGCTGGCGCCGCAACAAGCGCGGCAGGCCGGTCAAGTACAGCCGCCTCTTCATGATCCGCCAGCTGCTGAAGACCCCCATCACGGGTCGCAGTGCGTTCGGTCTGAAGTGGGGCGTCTTCCCGCAGAACAACGGATCCTTCGCCCGCGTCAAGATCTGGAACCCTGGCCTGCACCTGATCGACCGCGGCCGCGGCAAGACCCGCCCCTATGTCGGCTGGAACAAGTTGGGCAAGATGCTTGCGGGTGAGGTACAGGGCAGCGTGCTTTCGTCGTTTGTTCAGCGGCTGAAGATCAGCCTGCAGGCACACATCTATCTGCTGAACGCAAAGCAGCGCGGCACTCTGAGGAAGGCAGCATGAGCGCCATCGTCGCCGCTGTCGTCCGTGACGCACTGACCTCAAGCGCCGCAATCACGGCGCGGGTGTCCACCCGTATCTATGCCTCGTATCGACCGGCTACGGCCCTGCCAGCCATCGTGATCACGTTCGCAAACGACCGGGACGTGAGCCCCAGCATCGGCCGCACCGATCGCCTGCGCCGCATGAATGTCACCGTGGACTGCTTCGCGGCAACCCTGCAAACCAGTCGCCTCCTCGCTGAGGACGTGCGGGTCGCCCTTCACGGCGCGGCTGGAACCGGCCGCGGAACCACGCAGGTGTTCGAGATCCGAGTGATTAGCGCCGAGACCGAGTACGACCTTGGCGCCGAGGGTTCAGAGCCCGAGACGCACATCACGACTGTCCAGGCCGAGTGCACCTATCGGAGCCCGGCTGTGTCACCAGTAACCATCACCGACCCAACGGGTCCTGTTCCATAAGGAGAGCACATGGCAGCATTCACCAGTTTCGGATCGACCCTGAAGGTCGGCCCATTGTCATCGGGAGCGTACTTGGCACCGACCCTTGCGGTCGGCGAGATCCTGTCGATGAACGTGGACGGGATGACCCTCAACCCTGTCGAGATCACGAACATCACAGACCGATTCAGGAAGTTTGTTCCCGGCCTGATCGACTCCGGCAGCATCAGCCTCGAAGTGAACCTCGACCCGGATGACACCCAGCAGGCGACCATCATCGACCAGCTCGACGTGACCGCTGGCACGACTGCACCGGTCAACCTGTCCTGGCTGGTGGAGTTTGGATCGACCGCCAACAAGGGCGCCACGATGAGCGGCATCGGCATGGTGACGAACTTCTCCGTGAAGGCATCGCTGGACGCGGCCGTGACCGCCAGCATCACGATCAAGTGGTCTGGTGCCGTGACCTTCACCGACGTGGACTGATCCATGAGCAACCTTCGAGAGCGATTCTTTGCCCTTCGGGCGTCGGTCCCTTCGGAGACCGTCGAGATCACCGGCGTCGGTCAGGTCGAGGTGCGTGGCCTGACCGCCGCCGGGCGGGACGAGTGGGAGACCCGCCTGTTCAACGGACGGGCCAAGAACCTTCGCAACGTCCGCGCCAGCCTTGTGTCGCTGTGCGTCTACGAGAACGGCGAGCGGGTCTTCAACCCCAACGACATCGAGGCGATGGGAGAACTCCCCGCGTCCGTGATCGACCGGCTCTACGACATCGCGACCAGGTTGAGCGGGATCGGGGTCTCGGATCAGGAGCGTGCCGAGGGAAACTGACGGAGCGCCCGCTACGCATGTTCATGTTCCGGCTAGCGCTGGCGCTCGGGATGACGGTCGAGGAACTAGGCGAACGCATGAGCAGCAAGGAACTATCAGAGTGGATCGCGTTCAACGCCATCAGCCCCATTGGGGATGAGCGCGGCGATCTGCAGGCCGGGATCGTTGCAAGCGTCATGGCGAACTGCCATCGGACCAAGGGCCAGCCATTCAAGCCCGTGGACTTCATGCCCTTCGTGAAGAATGACAGCACACCCGAGGCAGCGCTCGCGCAGCTGCGCAAGACGATGAAGAAGGAGCCCCGCTAATGGCAGCCGCCTCGTCCAAGATGGAAGTACAGCTGAACCTTCTGTGGGCGCAGTATGAGAAGGGTCTTGCTCAGGCCGAGAAGGTCACGGCTACTAGGAGCAAGAGCATCGCCGCCATCCTGAACAAGGTCGGCAACAGCTACAGCAAGGCCATCATGTCGGGTGCGGTTGGACTGTTTGGCGCGAACGCCCTTGACCAGGGCATCCGGGCACTTGCCAAGGAGATCGACTCGCTGGATCTCAGCAAGTTCCGTGACATGGGTCAGGTGGTTGACTCCATCGGGTCTGCGCTGAAGAACGTGATCACACAGATCCCGCTGATCGGGAGCCTGTTCCAGTTGGGCGAGTCGATTGGAAACGCTCTCTTGGGAAGCGAATCCGAGGCCGCACAGGCCAAGGCTGCCGAAGAGCACCTGAAGCGCATGGCCGAACTCGGAGAGCAAGGCCGGAAGATTGCCGAAGAGACCGCGCGGATCGAGCGCGAAAGGCAGTCGAATGCCGAAGGCATCTACAAGACGCACAGCGACTTCCTGCGAGACATGAAGCAGGCCGAGATGCTCAACAAGGCCACAAGCGATGAGGAGCGCGTCAGACTGCAGCGTCACTTCGAGATCGAGGATGCCCTGCGAAATGCGCAGGAGCAAATGCGCTCCACGAACATCGCCGCCGACTACCAGAAGCGGATCCTTGAAGAGATCGAGCAGGGCATGAAGCGCAAGAATGAGATGGAGGACGAGCGCAAGCGCAAGATCGAAGAGGCGAACGCCGCGAAGCAGGTGGAACTTGAGATGGAGCGCCTGCAGTCGGATCTGGCAAGAGCGCAGGCAGAGGCTGGCGAAACGCTTGCGAGCATTCAACGCTCGTCCAACATTTCCAGCATCGGCACCGCCGTGGGCGGCGTCCGTGTCGCTGGCGCCGTTGATTACAGCAGCGAGCGCATGGCTACAAACCTTGAGCGGATTCGAGATATCGAGACCCGCATCGAGGAGAACACCCGCAAGACCGCCGAAGCGCAGAGGGCTAACTGATGGCCGTCGTATTCAGTCTGCAAAACCAGAACGTCGTGTACGACCGGGATCAGTTCACCGGCACGGCCACCTACAACGTCCGCGACGATGCTGGTGCACTTCTGACCACCCAAGCGATAATCAGCAGCGCCGCGCTCACCACCGTGCTTGGTTCGGCTGCGACCACAGGAAGCGCGCTGAACTCGTTTGGCACTTACCTCAACGGGACAGGCTCGGGCACCTCCAGCTTCTCGAAGTTGAACTACAGCGGCTACACGCTGGCCAACACGGATGGCGGGATGGCCTGGACGCTCACCGTGAACTTTGGATCGGCGCAGAGTTCCTACGTTCCTTCCGCAGTTGCAAGGGACATCACGCCGGAGAATCAGCCTGGCTTCACGGCGGTCGAGATGGACATCGGCGCCGCGATCGTCCCCACCTTCCGGGTGAACAACTACACGCTCCCGTCTGGCGGCAGCATCAACACCCCGGGAGAGAGCGACATCGGCGGCACGCCTGTCGATCAGGCTGGCGAACCCATCGACGCCTTTGTTTCGACCATCCGATTCACGCTGCGCAACGTGATGAACGGTCGGCCCACGTCATCGCTGCTCTCCGCGATTGCGTCGCAGACGAACACCCGCAACAGCACGAACGTGACCATCGCCGGTTTCACATGCGGCGCCGGGACGCTCCTGTTCACCGGCGCGCAGATTTCGCGCGTCGGCCCGAACGCCTACGAGATCACCTACTCGATGGCCTATGACAGGGACTACCACCTGCGGCAGATCGCGAAGGTGGATAGCACGAAGCAGGTGGTCCTGGGCATCATTTCGGGCGGGTCGCTGACAACCACGGCGGCGACGCTGGACGCCAACCCGGACTCTCCGAGATACGCGGGCCAAGTCATGTGGCGCCAGCCATTCCCGGGCGTTACCGATTTCTCTGGTCTGGTGAGCTGGTTGCCGTAATGCCACGCCTCGGCGCCACCAGCACCGGCAAGGTTGGCCCGCTGACACCGGGTCAGGTTCGCCATCTGGCGCGCGAAACCAACCGCCCGCAGCTCAAGGGACGCCAGGCACCCACGGCGCAGCAGGCCGACTGGTTCATCGCAAAGATCAAGGCGAGCCCCGTGCTGCTTACCGGTTCGACCACCCGCTGGCGGTACGCCTGGGAGGAGGTCGTGCTCAAGGATGACAACACGGTTGTCACCCCCGCCACCCGCCGCGCCAACGGAACGGACGCCACGACCTACGCCATCAACCTGTGCGAGCTGTGCCAGGCAGGCGCCTCGCCGACCAAGGTCGGGCCCGGCGTGACCATTTCGACCATCCCGGCTGGATTCACGCTGCAGCCGATCGCCGCGAATACCTGCGTGATCATGTACGCCCTGCGCCGAGCCAGCGGGAAGCAGCTGTTCTGCTTCTCCATGCCAAACGCCATCGACGGCGCCTGCACCATCTGAGGTACTCCATGAGCCCCACCCCCATCGGACCACGTCACCAGACATCCCTCCCGCTCGCGACCGCTATCAGCGTTGCCCAGTTGGGAGTCCTGGTCATCGGCGTCGCCACGGTCTTCGTCACGCTCGGGCGCCGAGACGCGGTTGTGGATCGGCTGCACAGCGACATGGGCGAGCTGCGTGCCATTGCGCAGGAACTGGTGAAGAGTCAGGTGCTCGGAGCGGCCAACGACAAGAGCCACGAGGATGCCCTCAGGGCCGTCTCAGCCAGGCTGGACCGTATGGAGTCGCGCCCGTGAGGATCGCGCTGGCGGGTCTCCTGATGCTTTTAGCGGCCTGCAGCCCGTCGAGGCAGATCGCGGAGGCTGCGAACTCGACCCAGACGGAAGCCATCGCCATCCGTTCTTCCGCCCTGAGGATCGAATCCCTCAGCGCCAACCCCACCGTCAAGGCCCACGCCATCGAGATCGTCGGCCGGGCCGACACCATTGTGCAAAATGCAGCGACTATCCACACCGTGCTGCCGGGCGTCGAGGATCAGGTGCCTTGGTGGGCTGCCCTCTTGAAGTGGGTGGCTGGGGCTGTAGTTGTGGTGGGCGTGGCAGTGATCCTGTTCCAGACCGGCATCGGCGCGGCTATCCGCGCAGCCATCGGCTGGATCCCGCGCCGCAAGGTGCAGGAGGCAAACCTCGCTGCCGCAGCCCTCGACCCGTCGCGGGCCGAGGGTCTCCGTGAGCTGATCGCTGCCCGCCGGGCCAGCGACCCGCTCTTCGACGCAGCCTGGCGCAAGGAGATGGACGATGGAAATGCTGCGTAACGCTCTCGGTACCGGGTTCTTCACGGCTCTCGTCTTCGTCGCCGGCGCCCTGATCGGCCCGCCGATGTGGAAGTGGCTCAACGCCAAGCTTCCTTGGTCTAAGTGAGCCTTCACCGGGTCTGCTGCTGCAGTGTCACGTCGCAGCCGCGATTGGTTCGCGGCGGCTGGTATCACTTCATCATGCTGGCATCGGACGGGTCCGTCACCGTCATCGTCGGCAATGTGCAGCAGCTCGACAACGCCGGAACGTGCGAGTACGAGACGATCCCGGGGCCTCCCCCGACCGGCCACCCGCTCACGGTGCCAGACGCTGTCAACTCCAAGCCCGTGATCGACATCGAGGCGGGTGCATACCACTGCGTCGTGCGCCACGATGATCACACCATCGCATGCTGGGGACTCAACACGATGGGACAGTGCAACGTCCCAACGACCTCAAGCAAGGGAAACCTGACTGATCCGGCCAATGCAAACCTGAAGAAGATCGTCGGTCTGCACGCGGGATACAGCACGACCGCAGTCACCTTCAACGATGGCACCGTGGTCTGCTGGGGCGACCCCGCTGTGGCGGACGTGGTAAACGGGTGGACGGACATCCTGATGAGCCCGCCGGTGCCCAGGATCGATCCGCACACGAAGGCGCTCCCGATCGTCACGGATATCGACGCCGTGGCGACTGACAACGCCGCGTACTTCAAGCCAGCGCTCGATGGCGCCTACGACACCAGCAGCGAGACGGTCACCTACAACCTACACATCGACCGCCTTGAGGAGTGGCACTCCGGGCAGAAGCCATGCCTTCCGATGTTCGACCTCGGCGTCGAGACGGACCCGCATTTGCCGATGGAACTCAACGTGGAGGCGATGACCGCGCTTCCATCCATAAACGTCCAATTCCCGAGGCGTGACGCGACAGACCCCGATCCAGCCACGCAGGCGTTCGACCCCGCATGCACCTGCGAAGATGCTGGTCCGCCAGGAGGCCCGTGGAGCACCGACTACATCGAGAAGTGCTGGCGCGACTTCGTGTTTAGCGCGCAGGATCAACTTTACGGCGACGGTGTGAAGTCCTGCTGCGACCTTGAGATCAAGAAGGACTTCGCTGTCGCCATGCGAAGGACCGGGCAGGTCATCACGACGCGCAACACGAACAGCAACGGAAGCTGCCCCACCGGGCAGACCGATGGTCGCTCCAACTGCCGAGACTGTCTGGCCGATCAGTGGATCGACGTGTTCAACGCGAACACCACCCACGCAATAGGCGGCGGCGGAACGCTCACATGTAACTGCAACGCGGATAGAAAGTTCGACTACGACAACGGCGGCGGCATCGTAACGACGTGCATCGACAATGCCTGCGGGTTCGGCGTCTCGAAGGTGACTCTGCTGGAGGGCATCGGATGCGTCGGCGCCAACATGGCGACCGAGCGCTTCGGCTACGACCCCAACTGGGCGAAGGCTGAACTCGGACTCAATGGGCGATTCACAAGCGCCGAGCAGGTGCGCCAGGGGAACCCGGTCTGGAACGGTGGCGATCTGAAGTTCGGCTGGGGCAACTCACGCACGCGAGTGTTCGACACCCTTGAGCCCCCCGCGGGGGGCGGCAACCCGAACTGCGTGACCGCACATCCGCAAGGGAGCACCTGCAACGATCTGTGCCCTGGGCTGACCACCTACAGCCTGACGCACGGCAGCCAGAACGACTACGGCAAGGAAGCGAAGTACGACTACCCGGTGCAGTTCTACTGCGCTGGCATCCACGGCGGCACCAACACGACCCACTGGAACAGTGCGCCGGTGGGCCTCGACTATCAGGGCGTCGCGTTTGGAGACTGTACGCCAGTGCCAAGCGCCGCGGCGCAGAAGTGCAAGGACTGTGGCGAGGACACGCGCCACTGCGGGCCGCTGCGACAGTTCGCGATCCCCAACGGCGGCGTCTTCAGCTACGGGTGCATCTACTCGCTGACGCTGGACAAGTACAACTACGACAACTCCTACCGGGCTCAGTACCGCGACTTCTACCTGCAGGACACGCCAGGCGTCTGCAGCTCGGTCGAGCCGACTGCGTGGAGCTGGGGCCGGATGGGCTCGAAGCCGTGGGGCCCGTGGCACATGGGTGTGCGAAACGGTGTCGGCGATGCCTTCAACCGCAAGGGCAACGTCTGCCACTGCTGCGCATGCGAAGGTGGTGGCGGAACGAGCGGGCAGATCGCTCCCAGCCCGGGATATCCCGTGGTCGTGGTGCCGTACCACTCGCAGGACTGCCTGAACAATGCGATCGGGTACAGCGTCAACGGCGTCTACGACCAGATCGACAAGGTGCTCGGCACGCTGTTTGGCATGCCGTGGGAGCACAACTGGCAGCACACGTTCGACCAAGGAAACCCGCTCAACGGGTCGGGCCCGACATGCAACCCGGACTGCTTCCATGTCTGGAAGGGTGCCTGCTGCGTGGGTGTCAACCAGCCCTGCAGCAGCGCGACGATGAAGGC